ACCTTGGTGTCACGCTCGGCCCGGGCGTTCAAATCCTCCGCCTTCTCGGTCTCGCGCCACACGCTTGGCACGCCGGCACCGGGGAAATTCCACGCGGTCAGCCAGGTTGCCACCTGTCGCTTGAAACTGGCGCTCACCAGGTCGGCGTCGGATTTCACCAGGTCCATGCGGACCTCGCCCTGCAGGTCGTCATTGCCCAGCCGGCCCGGGGTGCCCTGGCTGCTGGCGGTCTGGCCCACGATGATCTTGGCCAGCGCCGCGTTCATTTCGTTGCACATGGCCGCGTAATCGCTGGCGCCGCCTCGGGTGGCCTCCAGCAGCGTCACCTCCAGGCCCTCGGGCACCAGCACGGCGGTCTCGCTGGCGATGGCGCGCAGGGCTGCCAGTGCGTTGCCCTTGAACTCAGGATCGCTCAGGCGGCCGGCAGGGGCGGTGCCCATCGAGGTTGGCATGCCGAACTTCTCGAGGAACACCAGCCAGAACTTGATATCAGACCGTTTGAAGAACACCGGCCAATAGCAGAAATGGGCCAGGCCCAAGCCATACGGGCTGTCGTCGTTGTCTGCGCCGGTGGCGATGGTCCAGAACTTGCGCGCCGGCATGGGCTCTACCTTGCCCAGCTTCTGCAGGTGCAGGCCGCCGGCATCGTCATACAGGAACCGGCCGCGGTCGCGCACCTTCACGTCCTGCAGGGTGATGAACCGGCCATCGGTGCCCCACATGCATTCCCCCACCGCGTGCCCGTACCAGCGGGCAAACAGCATCTTGTCGGTGATGCGGTCCCACTCCACGTTTTCCAGCTGCTCGCGCAGGAAGTCGGCAGCGGCCTTGTCCAGGGCTGACTCGCTGGCCGGGTCCACGCGCCAATCGCAGGCGGTGACTGCCAGGCGGCGCTGGGCAAAGGCGCTGGCACACTGGTCATCGCGCAGAACTTCCCGGTACACGCGGTAATCGCGTCCCTTGGACTCCAGCACGGTGTCATCGATGGTGAGGAGGTTGGCGAAGCTCGAGCCCAGCATCACGGCCGTGTCCGGCTTGGCCAGCTCATCGGTGATGGGGCGCTTGGGGGTCTGGGCCATTACATAAATCCGCTTGTGTCGGTGCCGCCGGAGACTGTGCCCCAACCGGTACTGGTTTCGCTACTGCGACCGCCACCCGGGGCATCGCCGCCGGCGTTGCGCTGGCCGCTGCTGGCGAACTTGAAGCCACGGGCCGCATGCAGGCGCATCCAGTCCAGCGCCTGGGTGGTGCTGTCCACCTGGTCGTCGTGCACGCCCTTGGTCGGGAACAGGGTCAATTCCAGCTCATAGTCCAGCAGCCAAGAAGCGCGCTCGGGCACGAACACCCGGCGCGACTCCATGAGGGGGGTAATGCGCAGGGCGCGGGTCACCTTGTCGCCGTCCGGCTCGATTGCGATAACCGGCAGGCTGGTGTCGTTGCGCAGCTCCTGCAGCAGGGACTGGCCGCTGGCCTTGTCCTCGATGAGGATTGCATCGGGCCTGTCACGCTCGGCAAATTCAATCACCTTGCGCTTCAGGTCCGGGTATGTCATCCGCTCCCTGAACACGTTGCGCAGGTAGAACCCGGGCGGCTTGCCGTTGGCGGCCGTGGCCGCGGTCCAGTCGGTGAGCACGGACGGGTCATTGTGCTGCTCGGCCTTGTAGGCCGTGTCCCAGCTGTGCACGCGCATGAACGCCTCCGGCGCCTCGGGCAGCTCGAGGTAACGCCGCAGCCACATGGCGCGGATGATTCCGCCCTCTGGCGCCGCGTTCCAATCGCCATTGAGCCACGCCTGCACCAGCCAGGCCGGGCCCGAGCCGCGCAGACGGGTGGCATACCCGGGGTCATTGATCTGCAGCGCCAGGTTGTCGGTCAGCTTGCTGGGGATGTAGACCCGGGGCAGGCCGGTGTCGGGGTCCAGGTGCACGCTGCCCGGTGGGCCAGCGCCCACATAGTCGGCCTTGAGCCAGCCATGGCCAGGGCCGCCGGGGTTGGCGCTCATGCGCTTGCGCACCGGCACGCCGTTGCGGTCGCGCAGGGTGGCGGTCAGTTTCTTGATGGGGTCCGGGCTGGGGAAGTTGCCGCCCTCATCGATGCCAAGCCAGTTGTAGCTGTGACCCTGATAGCGAGATGCGTCGGCATCGCGCTGCAGGTAGCGCATTTTCATGAAGCCGCCCCAAGGCAGCACCCAGGTGTATTTGCTGGGCTTCCAGACGGCGCCCAGCGGCTCGAGGATTTCATGCGAGCGGGCCACGGCCTCGTCCAGCTCGTCATAGGTGCGGCGCACGAACAGGCCGCGGGCGTGCGCTTGCTTGCGCAGCTCCACACCGGGCCACGTGCGCTGCCCCTTCATGGCCAGGTCAATGAGGATCGAAAACCCGGTGAAGTCGCCCAGCAGGCCGTCCGTCTTGCCGCCACCTCGGGCGCCGCCATACAGCACGTCCCAGATGGGGCAGGAAACCAGCAGGGTCTGCGGCCCGGGGTTGGGCACCCAAACGGGCCGCAGGGATGGCGCAGCGGACAGGTCGATTGCCGAGGTCATCCCCATGCGGTCAAGGCCACACCCAGATCCACAGCCGGCGGTGAACGCGCTGCATTGCGATGCTCACCGCATCACCAGCCCTCCCCGCGTATGCCGCCGGCAGCAGCACCGGCAGGACCACCCACCAGCGCCAGTTGCCCAGGCACTTGCGCACTTCATCCCGCATCGCGCACCCCCTGCACCAGCTGCTGGCAGTGCTCAATGACCGCCTTGGCCACCCGGCCGGCATAGCCGTGCTCATGGCGGGCAGGGCGGACGCGCCCCTGCATCATCCGGTCTGTCACGTATTCGGCATTGCACCCGGCGATGAACTCCACCGGGCCAGTGCCCATGGAGCCCCAGGCGCAGACCCATGCTTGGTCATAGCACACGATGACCACCCGGGCCGCTTCCTCGCGCGGCTGCTCGATGTAGACGGTCACAGGGTCCAGGGTCGGGGATTCGGTGCGCGCGGGGACACGCAGGACGATCATGGGGAGGTCAGCCACCGGACACCCCCTTGCGCATGAACTCCGCCTGCGGGCCTTCGGCCATGTTGTAGGTCACCGTGCCCGCCGGCACCAGCTCCCACCCCGGGGGCGCGGCCAGCAGGGCGGTGCGGAATCCAATCCATGCGCCCTGCACCCAGTCGTCAAAATACTGTTCATCGCCATCCTCGTCGATGTAACTGTCTGTCGGGAACGCATGGGGGAGCCATTGCAGGAACAGTCCCCGCGCAATCTTGTCCAGTTCAGTCACGGCTCGCTTCCTCCAAGTGCTTGGCCCACGCCTCGAAATGAATGCCGGCGCGCAACGCTGTGCCGTGGCGTGGCTTGAACTCTGGGCGAGCAATAGCCGACACCAGGAGCTGCGTTTCTGCCCGCTTGTTTGTTGTGGTGAACGGGAAATTCCACCAGTGGCAATTCCCGCGTGGAATGCCGTGAGCGGCCTTCAGGTGCTTGCCATCCCATTCAAGCAAGCCCCACCCGGCCGGCAGCAACTCGGGATGCAACATTCCGGCCGGCGCGGCGTACAGCCTCCAGTCCCCAACGCCACGCGCGGGGTAGATCCTGTGGGGTTTCTTGGCGTCGGCCCGGAAGTCGTTGCGGCTGGCTTTGCACTCAACTGCGATGGATACGCCGTCGCGCCACCCGATAGCGTCCGGCTGCTCCCGGCATCCGGCCCGGAATGGGTCGGCCAGTACCGTTGCGAACCCTTGTTTTTTCAACCAACGGACGGCTCCGGCAACAATGGCCGCATGAAGCTCACCGGCCATCGTCCACCCCCTCGCCCTTGCTGGGCTGCTCGCACGGGCCTTGCCCGTCATCACAGAATCCGCCGCAATGGCTGCACTCCACGTCGTAGCCTCGGCGAACTTGTGACGCTGCGCTCAGGTAGCCGCTAAGGTCGCTTACCCCATCGCCCTTGCTTGGCTGCGCTGCGTCGTTGGGTTGGGAGCTGGCCTGCCCGTCGATCAGGGCCATTAGGTCGATGCACTTCTGCGCCGTGCGCTGGAATTGGATGCTCGGGTATCCCGGCGCTCTAGCGAGTTCTTGTGCGATGTTGGCGGCGTGCAAGGCCTCCACGGCCTCGCGGAACTGCTCCAGATCGACGGCCGGGCAGGCAGCGCCTTCCGGGGCCGTGGTTTCGAGATGACCTGGCGGCGTCCACCCCATGGCCACAAGCTGGTCACGCACCGCGCCCTCCTTCGCCGCCGGGCTCAGGTCAAACCGAACGCTGACCGTCTCGCCCGCGTTGACCTTGCGCAGTTCTTCGGCCAGCCGGGCGTGGTCGGCCAGCAGGGTGCGCAGGTCGCCTCCATCCACTTTTGCCGTCAGCCAGGTGATGCCGTGCTCATCGATGCAGGCGCGCTCCAGGCGCTCCCGAACTCCGTTGATGTTGTTGCCCATGATGGCCTCCTCGCCTTGTTGGGTAGGCCTACCGTACTACCGCCGGTAGTGCATTGCAATAGGCAATCAGTCCTTTGCCTCGCCCTGCGCCATCGCCTTTGCAGCGAAGGCCTGCCACTGGGCCGGGTCCAGCGCCGGGG